AAAAAGTGGCTAATGCTGAAATAAGAGCCGCAAAGAGTTTTCTAAATAAAAAAGGTTTGTCTACAGAGGAGCTAAGTCCTAAAAAGTTTGCACAAGCCGCTAAGAAACTTGACAAGAGTTTCAAAGAAACACTAGAGATTTTAGCTAGAGAACTAAGTGGTGGACAAGTATAATGGATATTAAAGAGTTCTTATCAAGCATAAAAGCCAAAGCACCAACGATAAACATACAAGGTGGGCAAAAGGTCAACCCTATACCTATTCGGCTGCCAGAGGGTACTGTAAACGCTAAAGAAAAGATAAAGGGTTTGCACCTAAATTAAAAGGAGACTACCAGATGATGAAATTCATCGCGCTTGGAGCGGTCAGCGTCTTCACCGCAATGCTCGTGCTGGAGTTGGCAGTTGGATGCGGCCAAGTCACGTATCTCCCAGATCGAACTTGGCGCTCGAACGAATGTGTTTTTATCTCTTCTGACATTCAATATGGTCGCTGGTGATGAGCCTCGCATCAGCAGTTGTGTCCAGAGCCATCGCAGATGTTTTCAGATGCAAAGATGGATTTCCCGTCGAGCATCGGCTCGATTACGAGGGCGTGGCTGGCGCGGATGCCAGAGAGGCTTATCTGTTTTTGACTGCAACATCGGGGCCATGGAAAAGATCTAGGGAGCATTGGTGTCTGGTGGCAAACATCAGGGCAGATGCTGTTCGCAGCTATACCCTGAAACACGAGGACCGGTTACGCAAGGAAGTTGGGCCTGTGCCCAACGAATGTGTTTTCATCTCCGCTAAAATTTAGTATGGTCGCTGGTGACGCTTTGAGACCTCCCCGCCAGCGCGGTTTTGCATCGACACGCTGCTGGCCGAAGTGTCTAACTCAGCGGTGGGTTATTTAAAGTCCCACCGCTCTTTTTATGCCAACGCCCGCATTCTCGCGACCAAGCGTCCACTTCGGGCTGGAACCTGGGTTGCCCACTTCGAGTCAAGCATCTCGTCCGCCGCCTTCCCCCAGACTCTCTCTTCGATAGCGGCAAGCAACCGTTGGAATTTGCTCATGCGATTGATGCCCATGTTGAACATCATGTTTGCAAGAATTAATTGCACTTCCTCCGGCAGCATATCGAAATCCGGCACCAGTTTTTGACAATCGCTAATTGTCCAGCCGATGTCTTTCGCAAATAATTCCGCGACACGCTCTTCGGAAACCGGAGTTCCGATTTCCATGTCGAACTCGGGATCACCCTTCTTACAAAGATGTCCGATCCCTACCGTTTTCAGTCCCAGATGATCCAGGTATGTTTTTCGCATACAGCCCTCATCTGCCTCAAGCTCTTCTCTCAATTGCTCGATCATTTCTTCTTCTGCTCCTTCTTGGAAATGGGCGCGACAGCCTTCTCATAGTAAATTATGATTTGTTTTTGCTGTTGGATGAACCGTTTGATTTCCGCCATGTTGAGAGCCAACGTCTCATAGTCTCGAACCGAGATAGCATAGAACAGGAAATCACCGTTCTGTTTGACAAAACGCTGTTTAAACGCAACGAATGTATCCTCGGTCACCACATAAAAATGAAGGTTGTTCAGGGATACCGGGCGCGGACGATTCTGCGTCGGTATCTTGCGCTCGACCTCGACCGTTCGAATCTCCAGCGGCAGTATCTTCTTGAAGCTGCTACAGCTACTTAGCAGGAACAGGGGGAGCAGGAACAGCACCGGAAATAGCTTCGATACTAAGCCATAACTTTTTTGTGGCATTATTTATCCTAGATTCTACGAGAAGTGGCTTTTTGAGAGATAGTTTTGCAAGATTATGCTTTCTCAATTTCCCGATCAGCACATCCTTGTAGACGTTGGCTTTGTCGAGCTTTCGCCCAAGCTCTTTGTTCAGTGCCGAAAAACGCTCACGGTCTGCGATCATCGTATTGATCGTCTGATCTTGGATTTTCTTTGCCGTCTCAAGTTTGGCGGTATTTTCGGTCAAGATTTGGATACGCTCCTGCGTGTCCTTGTAATAGTAATACCCGCCATAGACGACGCCGCCAACCAGCCCCACGACAATGATCGCCAGATAAATCTTGACCATTACCCTAGATAACGCCTCTTTCGCGTAATATGAAGGCAATGGCAGCAGCAGCAACCGACACCATAATCACGATAGGTTGGTCAATTAATACGCCTATGCCTACGCCTCCAACTGCGGCAGCCGCGTAACTTGAAGGTTCTTTCATTCTATCTTCGATCCACTTTAACATTTTCGTCTCCTTCGATTAAAATTATTTGCCCTTCGCCATATACGCCGTCATTCCCATGTAGGCACCGACGACGCCAGCCTGTCCAATATAAAATAATCCGAATAGATCGGACAGAGCCTTAATTCTAGCGTCTGGGAAAATAGGCAGGAACACGGCGGCAGTAAACACAAGCATCGATCCCATTGCTATCCACGCCATCCGTCGTTGGGCATCTGCTTTCTCATGCTTGGATACCGCTTCGGCGGTTGCAAGTTCTGCATCCGAAACAACGCCATCGCCATCTAAATCCAGATCGTTATAGGCGCTTCCCTTTTCCAATTTCTTCTGTGCCATTTTACTTCCTCAATAATGGGTTGTCCAAAGCTCTCTGGAGCTTTTTGTCCAGTCGCTTTTCCAGAGTATCGAGTTTTTCATCGACACCGTTGATTTTGTTGTCAAAACGGGTCGATGCGGACTCGGTTATATCTCTGAGGGTCTTTTCTGCCTGCCGGAGAGCTAAACGAGTCTCTGAATCAAGTGTTCTGGAGCGCCGGTCCACGGCAGATATACCGCTATACAGCTTTCCGGCGTCGTCTCGCGTATCCTGTCGCGTATCCCGGACAATCTGCTGCATTTCAAGCACCCTGTTTCGCACCGAACCCATTTCCTTGGTTACTGTGGTCATGGTTTTGCTCATAACAGCCAGTTTCTTGTCAAAGCCTGACAGGTCGGGGGCCGTATAGGAATTTATTTTCTTTTCCATAGCAACCCATCTCGCATACGCCTCCGCCCCCGCAAAGATAAAACCGCCCAAAGTGGTTAATGCCATCACGACAGCCACCATCCTGCCACCTTTAAACTTCACACCCGCAAACTCAACTTCCGCCATCTATTTACCCCACTGAAGTTGTATAAGAGCCTCATGCGCCCCGTTTGCTCGACCGAACACCACGTAATTCTGTAACGGATTAACCAGGGATGCTCCGTCTGGCACTTTGCTGGCAGTAAAGAATCCTTGCGTGTCCGGGATTTTCACCTCCGTCACAAGTCGCGGAGCTATGAGCCCCATCGCCACCAAAGTGGTTGTCTGTGCTGCGGCGGAATAACGCTGACTAGGCGCAATTTTGGCAACAATTTTTTCAGCCGCCGCCTTTACTTTCTCCTGTCGGGTTTTGGCCTTGGGTTGCGGCTGCGACGGTCTGGCTGTCGGCGCGGCGGCTATGGCTGTTTCCGACTCAACTGATGGCGGTACTTCCGGTTCAGGTTCCGGTTGAGTCTCAACCTCGGCCTCGATTGCAGCTTCCGCCTGTGCCTCTTCTTGCGCCTCTGCGGCAGGCGGGGGTGGCAACTCGGCCTGTATTTCAGGAGGTGGCGGGGGCGCTTCCGGCGCAGGTGGTGCAAACTCGACCACCGGCGGCGGAGGTGGGGCCGATGGCGGTGGCAAATCCACGGAAACATCCGCCACTATAATCTCCGGGGGCGGTGCGGCAGCTACTACGTCATTTTGCGCGATCTGGTCCAAAATCTGCTGCTCTACGATCTGGTCGAAAGTAAACGTCAGAGCCGCATTAGAGAACTTGGGTCCGAAGAAACCCGACGAGAATCCCGCATCAATCCCAAACAGGGAAAAAGTTCCAGACAGCGTCCCGAAATTGTTCTCTTCTATAACATTTGTAAATGAAAAATCTCGCTGACCAGAAAAATCAAGTTCTATTTCGTGAAGAAAACTTCCAGCTACTGTCTCCCCGTCAAGCAGATCGATTCCCAGCCGGAAAATATCCCGGCAGTCACCGGACTGTGTAAGGCTGACGCATGTCGCCAGCACGGCATTCGAAGGATGGCTGTCCACCGTAACGGAACTGTCCAGCGTAAACCCACGACGAACCTCCGCTTCGGTCAGCGGCACGTTAAAATTGCTCGTATACGTGCCACCGCCGGCGCTTGCATTGCCAGTGCAGAACTCGCCTTCCCGGCAAAACGAGATGGTGCTGGATGTGGTGCTTCCGCTCGTTGAAAAAGTAGAAAGGTCGGGCAACACGTTAACCGTCGTCGCAGGCTCTGCCAGAGCAGCGGAACTGGCCAACAGGAAAAAGACAGCCAGCCAACGCATCTCAGTATTCCTCATTTGGATCAGTTTCGGTGGGGGCATCCGACTCTACCTCTACCTCTGCTTTAGCCGCATCCTTGCGGATAATCGAACCCTCCGGTGACCGATCAGGATTCTTGAGCCACTCCGTTTTCGCAGCGTCTCCAATTTTTCCCATGTAGGGGCATGGTGTCCCCGCCATCCAGAGCCCGTCAAACACGCGGACCTCCTGACACAAAATGCTTATACCAGCCACCTTTAATCCCATCCCGTAGACGGACCTGGCTAGCTTGATCCGCTCGCAGTTCTCATCCCTGCTTGTCACACCTCCTGACAGGCCAAACAATCCGGTCTGAACGGCGGCGCTGGTTCCAACCTGACATATATCTGAATTATTTATGACAATCGACGGAGATGATGCCGTGGGGGGTGTTTTATCGACCACCGTAGAACTTGAAACTGTTGCCGATGTCACCGTGTCGACCGCCTTTGCTGGAGAGGCGGAAAGAACTAACGCAAAAGCGACTAGCCAAACCCACCTGCGCATGGTCAGTTCTTCCGAAACCATCTCTTGACTGTCGCCGTCTCCCATAGCCGAATTAGCGACCATAGGATACTCAACGCTGCGGCTGTGGCAGGCAACCATTCCACCAAGGTCATCCCTACGACAGCAAATGATGATACATCAAATGCGGA